CGGCAGTGAATCAATATTTCACTTTTACCGGCTCAGATGATGCGACTGTGGGTTACATTGGCAAAACCTCAACCGGGCAGATGTACTTTTTTAATGAGTCCTCGACCAATACGATTATCGGAGCCGGCGGTCTGACCAGGCTCACGATTGCCAGCAATGGGACATTTACCGGATCGGCTTCCAACGACATCTCGGACTCCCGGATCAAGGAGAACATCGAGGACACTCCGGTCGGCCTCGCCGAGATTATGCAACTGCGCCCCGTGAAATATAATTTTCAGGCAGGCAAAGGATGGGGAGAACCCGACCAGAAATTCTACGGACTGTTAGCACAGGAAGTCGAGGCGGTCATACCCGAAGCCGTCCACACTGAAATTATAGATATTGACGAAGTCGTTGCAGGGAAAAAGCACGACGTTAACGGAGTCTCTGACCTCAAATCGGTCAGCATGAGCCAGATCACCGCCGCACTAATTAAAGCGGTCCAGGAACTCAAGGCCGAGATTGAGGCGCTGAAAGCCTAGATGGTTGTAGCAACCTACAAATTACAGGTTAACTGGTGGGGAACTGACGGCTGGGATTCCGCGGCGTTTCCGATTAGCCTCCCGGTCACCTGGGCGGACGGCGCGGCTTTTGTCGTTGCCAGTGAGCGAATCCGGGGCATAAGCTGCTCCTTCGGTCGAGACCGGGCCAGCCAGCTCACCGGCAATAGCAAAGCCGGGACGATGCGCGTCGTGCTGGATAATCGGTCGGGCGACTATAATACATTTAATACTGGCAGTCCTTTATACGGCCAGATTCTCCCAGGCCGGCCCGTCCGACTCCTGGGAACGTCGGCGACTCAGACCAATCAAGCTATTTGGGAGGGCTACCTGACCCGGATCACGCCACAAGTATTTCTGGGCGGTGATGCCACCGCGATCCTTGAGGCCACCGGGCCGCTGGGGCAGATCAACCTTGACCAGATCGAGGTCCCAATGGTGACAGCCCAGCGGACGGATCAGGTCGTGGACGACATCCTCGACGCCGCCGGCTGGGGGAGTGGCAGCACCTACCGGACGCTCGACACCGGATTGACGACTATCACTCGATACTGGAAAAGCAAAACCTACGCGGTCCAGGCGCTTCAGGAAGTCGAGGCGACCGAGGGCGGTTTCATCCGGGAAGGCAAAGACGGCAAGATCATCTTTGACAATCGCCACCACCGGCTGTCGGGCGATGAGTTGACCAGCCAGGCGACATATTCCGATGCCTCCGGCGCCGCGAGGGTATATTCTGGATTGACCCAGGATGACAGCCTCCCGCATATCTTTAATCGCTTCGAAACCGCAGTCCAAATCTTCACCACCGCCGGAAGTGCGGCGGTCCTCTGGACGCTTTCTGAGTCCGGGGCCAGTTCTCCGTCGATCCCGGTGGGCGAGTCCCGGACATATACCGCCCGGTATCCGACCAGAGGCTCGGCCAACAATGCCGTCGGAGTCAATACCTGGACGACCACGGCATCCACCACCGATATGTTAGCCAACGCCGCCGCCGATGGCTCCGGGACTAATGTGACCTCAGACGTTGGGATTTCAGTCTCCAAATCTTCCGAGACTATGGAGATCACACTGACCAACAACGGCTCAGTTACGGCATATATAACTAAGCTCCAGGCGCGTGGGACCGGCATCACCGCGGACGATCCGATCACGATCCAGGTCGAGGATGCGACCAGCCAGACCGACTTCGGCAAGCGGACCTGGCCCAGCGCGACTCCTTTCATCCCTGATAGCGGGGAGGCCCTGGACTGGGCGAATTTCAATGTCAACCTATACAAGGACCCGTCCGCGGTTTTGAAGCTGAGCTATTGGGCCAACCGGGATACTAACGCCTTGAACGAAATGCTCGACCGGGACATATCCGAGCGCGTCACCGTGGTCGCCGATAACACCGCCGACCTTTCCATAGACCAGGATTTCTTCATAGAGGGCATCAGCCATCAGATCGCCGCGAACCGGATGCACCGGGTGACGTATCTACTCTCGGACGCCGGGCAATTTTCCGATTGCTGGGTTTTGAATACCTCGGCATTGGATACGGCGACCCGGCTGGCGTACTAAAAAACAGGAGGCGCATCTATGGCGTGGACGACACCACTCACATGGGCCAGCGGCAGAATCGTTACCGCCGCCGACTTAAACACCTATATCCGGGATAATCAAAACCAAACGGCGGGAGCTATATTTTCTGCTCAGGGTGACATCCTGTATGCCACCGGAGCCAACGCTCCGGCGCGGCTTGCTAAATCCACAACCTCTACTCAATATCTGGCAAATACGGGGACGAATAACAATCCCGCCTGGAACGAAGTCGCCCTCGACACGGGTGTCTCCGGAACATTGCCCGTCGCCAATGGCGGGATCGGCGCAACCTCGCTGGCTGATAAGGCGGTCCTGATCACCCAGGACTCCGGGACGGACACCGTCGCCGCTGCCGCGATGACTTCCTCCGGCCAGATTTTAATCGGCGGTTCATCTGGCCCCGCCGTGGCTACCTTGACCGCGGGTTCAAATATTACTATCACGAATGGCGACGGAGCGATAACCCTGGCAGTAACCGGGATTGTTTCCAAGGCCGCCGCCGACTTTGCGCTCATTCGATTATTCGGACACTAGGAGGAAATTATGGCAATCGGCGACGCAGTCGCTCAGCTAATGGGAACTGGCGTAACTAATCGCCAACCGTCGTCGGGCGTGGAGGAACAGATCAGCGCGATCGTCAAAGACCTTTTGACTGACAGCCTATTTATATATGACGGGAGCAATCTAATTACAATCATCGGGATATTCAATACGCATACGACGGACAATGCGAATGCGGTACATCAGCCGATCTATAACACCTCAATAATGATTACTAATTCGGCCTACCTGAGGAAGGCTGGTACGACCGACCGCGTTTTTGTGTCCGGTGTGCAGACTAACTCCTAATCCCGACCCCGAAATTCAAAGTTGATCTGAAGGAGAACAGACCAATGCCTAGAAGAATCCTTGGCCCATTCCCGGCGCTGAGCGGTCTCGCGCCTCTGGACGTAAATACCGCCGACGACCTCGACATCCTGGAGCGGATGGACCTGGTCAACGAAGTCCTGGCAACCGCCGGCTGTAATTGCAACGGCCACGCCGCCGGGAGTCATCGGGACGAATATTTCGGCGGCGACCTTTCCGAGTTGGTGTCCCGGTGTACCGCGCACGACATCAACTCAAGAGATTCGGACGGCGCCGCCTTGACCGAATCGGTCGCGATCAAACTCGAAACGCTCCGGGTCGAGGTGGACGGGAATAATGAGGTCATGGCTTGGATATATGAGGAAGCCTGATAAATGGCGGACGGCGACGACGCAAGCCAGCCGGCGAGTGTTTATGAGGAATTAACCCAGGCGCGGGTCGAGATCGAGCGCCTACGGTCCAAGACATCGACAACGCTATCCGGGACGGAATTTCTCACACTGATTTTCGTCCTGCCAATAGTTCTATCATTCGTCTGTCTGGGCATAATCATAGTCTGGAAGGCCACAAGTAACCCGGCAGAAGTGGCTCCGCACCTGGACATAGTCCTTGTTGCAATGGGACTTTTCTCAGGGCCGGTAACCGCATTTGTGGCGACTCTGGCCCAGCGCCTGGTGAACGACGGCAAATCAGCGGGGGATAGTTAATGCAGATACTGGCAATCGGTGGGGCCATCCAGAGCCTCCAGAACTGGATGATAGCGCTGGGAGCTTCCGAGCTGCTGGCGTTCATTTTGACGGCGGCGGTATGTGTTGCCGGCGCGACCGTCATCACCGTCGGGCTGATGGTCGTTCTCTGGCGCAACCGGAAAGCACTCCTCCGGGACCGCGACCTCAAGCTGGCCCGATTCTCATCGCCACGACTTCCTGGGATCAGCGTATTAAATGCGCTCCGCATCCCGACCCCGAAATTCAAAGTTGATCTGAGCGGCTTCCGGGGCATCGGAATGGCCCTGGGCGTGGTCGCAGGGGGATTTGCCTTAGCATTTACGTTCGTGATTGCTGGCACTGATGACACCCCGGTCTGGCCCGAAGTCGGGGCCGCCTATCCTCTCCCTGTGGTGCATGGTGTGAAGTTGGAGCCTGACCCGGAAAATCCAGCAGACCAGAACCAAACGCTCCAGATAAATCTGGCGGCTGGGGTACGGCTCAATACTCTCACGCTCAATAACCTTGACCTGGGCAAGGCTGGGCTAACTGATTGCATAACGATCCAGCGAACTACCAATACGACAGGCTGGCTCTATGTAGACACCTGGAGTATGACGGGCGTGTCGGCCTCGAGCCTGAGCATGGAAAATGTCGAATCGGCAAGTTTGATACTTTCCGCCCAGACTGACGGCCACGCACTGGACGCCACCATTGACAGCACGATCACCGAGATGAACATTGAAAGTTCACGGGGAAGTGGGGATTTTCTTGCTGAAAATTCCGTCGTAGACCGGGTGATTATTGAGCTGCACGGTGACGCCACGATTGGTGTTATGGCCTGGTCAGATTTGGACTGTTCGGTTGGCGGCTGGAATATTGACTACGTCAAGGCTGGCGTTATCACGATGGATAATACATCTAAATTCGGCGACGGGGATGGAATCAACCTCGCTGACTTCGTGGTTAGCAGTACCGTCAAGGCCAGGACTATAACCGACAATCTGGTCGATGTCCCGATCACGGTCAAATAGGCTATAATTGATTTGCTGTCTCGGGATATGATGACCATCCCGAGAGAGCCGGCGGCTCCAATCCTCCTAAAAGCGGCCCGGTGGAATATCACCCACCGGGTCGTTGTTATTCCGCCCAGATAAAAACCCGGCCCCAAAGGGCCGGGCTGCTGGTCAGACTTCCGGACGGTATGCCGGGTCAGAGTTCCCGGAGCATATCGTCGAGCGCTTCAATGTCCAGCGCGGAATCCCAAAGATCGGCGCCGTCCTTTGTTTTTAAGAAGTTGAATGTTTTGGCCAGATCGGTCCGGAGGCTTAGAAACGGCGTACGATATCTGGTATACCCCTGGGCGATGCAATACAAGGGATGGTTAGTCGTTAACGATTCAGCGACGTTGCATGTCTCCCAATTTTTCCATCCATTGTACTCGGTTTCGGGTGTGGTCATAATTCCTCCTGTTTATCTGCCCCGGCGTTGTAGAGTTCCGCGTCCAGGGCGATCTGGATCGTCGGGTATAATGTCGCCATAGTCCGCACCCCGCCCGCCCAATGAGATACGCTGATACAAGGACCGGCGACCGTTCCGGCAATCTCCCAAACTGCCCCGGTTAAATGTTCGCGTCCGAACCGAGGACGGCCCGGCGATTTGCCAGACCGCCCCGATGGAACATCCGTATATATGCCGCCGACTTCAAGGCGCTGCCGAATCCTGGTCCCTTTGCGTTGAAGCGACCGCCAGAGCGCCGCCCGTGGTCGGCCTTTCCCTCGCTGGGTCATTCTTTTGGCTCCTCATTCGCCGCGGCTGCTACCAGTAGATAGTGGGGGAAAAGCCGGTACTCCTCAACGGTTGAGTCCAAAATCTTGCAGTCTGCGTCCAGGTGTGCGTTTAATGTTTCCATGATATTATCCAGCCCCGTGGCGCCCTTCGCTGCTGGCCCGGTGGTATAAACCTCGGTCGCAATTAGCAGAGTTACCTTCTCCAACTTGATAGTGTCGCCTAATGCCATGATGCCCCTCCTACAATTCAGCAATTAAATCGCTGTCGTTCGTGGGCCGATTGCTCAACCCGCTGACGACAATGGTGCTTACAGGTCGTCCAGGTGGTACATACGGCACAGCAGGGAGCGCTCGCCGGGCGAGGGCGGCTCGACCGTGTAGGTCCATCGGTCTGAGCCGACTATCCGGACGTGTCCACTCCAGGCATAAGGTTCCGGATGATACCAGCGATAGATTTGGCTGTACAGCGTGATCGCCTTCCGCTCGGTCAGTCCCTCGGTCCGGACGGCATCGCTCCAGGGGATAGCATCCCCTGCGCCGTATGGGCGGTTGATAGCCTCGACCGTGTAGGTCACTTTGGTTTCCATGATTTCCTTTTCTTTTAAGTCTGCCATGTCGTTCCTCCTCCTATTCAGCAATTAAATCGCTGTCCAAGCGGGCCGATACCTCGGCCCGCTGACGACAATGGTTTAACTCTCTACTCGTAACATTCGCCCCAAAACTGAGCCCAGTTTTTCCAGCCGTTCCGATGGAGTAATTTCAGCGTTGGCGCGTTTTTCGTTCCGCATTTTCCTCATCAGCCGTTTGAAGTGGTCGAAGTTCGTGGGGGTGAATTGCCCTAATCCTAATATTTGCTTGACCGCTCCGGAGTCTCGCCATTGACGGAACAGGCCTTCGCCCTGGTCGTTTGTGCAGTAGTACCATTCTGGTTCCTCCGGGAGTAATGCCCGCCACCGACCGAATCCCATAAATCCCCGTTCGCTGTAATTGATCCGTTGCTGTAAGTCTGCCATGTCGTTCCTCCTATCTTGTAGCTTCCACCGACTCTTGGAGTTTCGGCCCGGAGCTACCGGGCCTCGTCAGGGTGGTTAATTCCGGCCTATCCGGTAGAAGCACCAGATGCACAGACAAGGGGCTGGCATGTGAGCCGGAAGCGGGCCGGTGCAGCGTGGGCATTTCCAGGTGGCCTGTTTGGTAGTGTTCTTCATCTCGTTTGTTCCTCCTCCGTTTCTGTTCTTTTCCATGCGTTAATTATATATATGTCCGCTACAAAATGCAAGGGGGTCAATACTGGAATTAGAACATAAAAGACAGCTTTGACCCGAAAAGCCGATTTTTAAGGGTTTCGCTGAAAAAACGAGGCCGTCAAATCGCCGTACAGGCGTTTTCTACGGTCGAAAGGTAGTTTACTACCTAAATCAAAAGTTATGGCGTCTATGGGGCAATTTTTCACATCAATAAAAACGGCGTTGTTCTTGCGGTCAATTGGTTTGTCGGTTTGGTATAATGAAAGAGCAGATTAAAGGAGGAGGGCAAATGAAAACACTGACACCGAGCCAACGCATCTTGCAGATGCAATACCAGCTCCCCATCGAGGCCGTGATCCGGCAGAGCCTGGAAAAACACCGCGCCCGCCCGGATTTGGTCAGCCTATGCTGCGCCGACCTGGGGATCGGCTCCGGGACGTTCTACCGCTGGACGCGACTGCTCCGGATCAACGTCCGGGATTACCACTATCTAGGGGCGCTTAATGCTTGAGGCCGTCCCGATCAGGCGACCCCGTCGGACAAGGGGGCGGGGTAGATTTATTAGTAGGAGGAAGGAACATGGTCACACCACAACCAACGATGCCAATAGTCAAAGTACGGGACTTGCGCCGGGCGCTGGCGGACTTCATCGCACAGAAGGAGGCGCGGACATGGCAATAAACAATCTGATCGAATTAAACGAGTTTCACGCCGCACTAACCGACGCGGAACTCCTCAACCAGATGGAACATATCGGCGCGTTGATGGACGGATACAAAGCGGCGCTCGGGCACCTGGAACAGGAAGCATACCGCCGGATGGAGGAAAACCAGGCCACGTCCATCCCGTCGGAGGTTTATGTCTGCCAGATGGAAGCGGGCTTCAAATATGATCAACCGTCCTTCGGGCCGCTCAAGGAAGTGTTCAACGAGGCTGACCTTAAAAAATGCCTGACCCCGGCCCACGTCGAGACCGTCGAGGTTCCGGACAAGTGGGCCACGGGAACGGTCAAGAGTCTGGCGACCAGATACGGCGCCGAAGCTTTGCGGATACTGGACAAG